CTTACTTGAAGACTTTTGTGAAAGCAGAGAAACACAACATGACTTTAAAACCTTATGTGGTCCCTAGGGTTATACAACCCCGGGATCCAAGGTATAATGTTGAAGTTGGACGTTATCTGCGGCCTATTGAGAAGAAGCTATATCATAGCATCGACAAATTATTTAAAAGCCCCACCATTATGTCAGAATACAATTCTTACACACAGGCGAAACTGATAAAAGAAAAATGGGATTCTTTCTCCCATCCTGTGTGCGTTGGACTAGATGCTTCTCGGTTTGATCAGCACGTGTCGGCACAAGCATTACGATTTGAACACTCTTTATACAACGAAATCTTTAAATCAAAAGAATTAGAGTTGCTTTTGAGTTGGCAAATTCGTAATGTTGGTTTCGCACGTGCTTCAGACGGCTGGTTCAATTACACTAAATATGGGTCACGGATGTCTGGTGACATGAACACATCAATGGGAAACAAGCTGTTGATGTGTCTTATGTCCAAGTCATACATAGACTCTTTGAAGTGTAGAATTGAGTTTGTAAATAATGGTGATGACTGCCTAATGATATTGGATAAAGCCAATATCAAGTCTTTGTATAACATTGAGAAATTCTATAAAGACTTTGGATTTAATATTGTCCTAGAGAAACCTGTTTCCGAATTTGAACAAATAGAGTTTTGCCAAACCAAACCTGTGTGTGTAAATAACACGTGGCGGATGGTTCGCAATGTTCGGACCTGTTTGTCAAAGGATGTGACTTGTGTCAATCTAGGCCATTCAACTGAGGAGTACCGCAAGTGGTTACACGACATTGGATCATGTGGTCTGGCTACGGCTGCCGATGTACCTGTGTTGGGGAATTTCTATAGAATGCTACAGCGCTTTGGTGTGGCAGGTAAATATAGTCATTCTTACGACAATGAGTACAAGTGGTATCGTAGGTCCAGTCTAAATGCCAAATGTAAATATAATGAACCAGATGCTTATGGTAGATACTCCTTTTGGTTATCCACAGGCATGATTCCAGACGTACAAATACAATTGGAAAAGTATTTTGATGATAGTGTCTGGGGGACGGATAAGCGCCAACTTGTCGATTTAATACCATTTTTAATTCAATATGCCTAAAACACAAAGAACTTCTACATCTAAGGCTGTTGCCAGATACAAGAAACCGAATCGTAAGGTTATTAAGCACATTTTACCGAGGCAACTTGGGATGGGGGTAAATACTTGGAAACAATTCTCTGTGGACATCACCACTACAGGTAATGTCTTCAGTGGTTCTATACAAGATGCCACGAGTACCACGGCAACCCCCTCGATAGTCAGTTACTTTACTAAGATACGTATACTTAAGTTCTCCATGGAATGGATTCCAGCTGTTGGGCCCAGTAGTGTTGATGCTGCTGCGCGTGTGTACGTCGCCACTTATTATGGCGGCGAAAACATGCGTACAATTGCTAATAAAACTACGGCAGCTACACTATCTGATGTCAAAACCAACAACACTTTGGTTACATTCAATGCATGGGAGCGAACAGTAGTACCTATTAAAGTGACTGGCCGTTGGATACAAACAAACACTGCATTTAGCTTTTCTTCTGCTACTGCTGAAGAGTACGAACGGACAATGTCCTGGCTCGCGCAGTATGCCGTTGAATCACCTAGTGCTAGTGTTACACTTGGTAAATGGTTGTGGCATTGCCAATACGAGGTTGGTGGAGCACTTTCTGGAACAGTTGACAATTAGATGAATTATCTTCCAAAGCTATGACAACACCACGTGGAAAAGGCTAATGGTGAGAGGGCACTGTACCGGGCTTGGCGGCTCTCCGCATACTAGATTATATATAGTATGGGGTACAGTAATCCATTGGCAGTCTGAGATGTAGTCATGGTGCGCATGAGATGAC